ACCCTAAGAAGATTGAAAAACTTAAATTAGAACTACAACGCTTAAACGCATTGGGTGGATTTGATAAGATTGTACCAAACGAAGGTATTGTATTTGTTTATAATGGTAACACATATAAACTAACAGGTGCATTCGCCCCACTAAATCAAATTTTAGGTATTTTCTTCGATAGTTAATCGTTTTCTTAATTTTGATATACTTATATATACAAATATATTGTATATACTATGGCAAAGGAATTTAATAAAAAGTTTATGCATCCAACACGTAGAAAGTTGGTGGATATGGTATTGACTGGGGGTGATTATCAAAAAGAAGCATTTGTATCATTTGCTGGTGCTGATAAAGAAATAATAAAACGTAAGGTTGGTGAAAAATGGACAGATGATGATGGTAGATCTTGGGAACAAACCGAAGGTGGTAGAATAGAATTTTCGGAGTTGGGTGATATTATGGCCGAAACAAGAGCTTATTTAGATAAGTTAAATAGCTGTAAATCCGATAATTGCAAAACAATTAAAATAGGTAGAGTTGATAAAAAGCTCATATCTAAAACTGGATATTGTTTACATTGTCTTACTATAAAAGAGGCTCAAATAAAATACGATGGATTGTGGGAAGCCTATGAAGATTATAAGATATATAATAATATGATTTCCTATGGTAAAGATGTAGTTTCTCAATTTCAACAAGCGTACAACGATGCTAAACAAACATACGAAGTAGTTCAAGAAGATGGTACAATTGAAAAATGGAGTATGGAAAGAGATGTAACCGAATTGAAAGCAGAAATTTTAACTGATATAACTCGCTTTGAAGAAGAAATCCAACAGGCAATCAAACTAAGAAACGAAGCTTGGGATAAGTTAAAAGATAAAGATTACGATTTAGTAAAACCTCCTATTGATTAATATGAGTACTGGAATTACACAAAAGAAATCTTTAAAGGAGATTATAGCTGATGAATACAAAAAGTGTGCGGTAGACCCGATTCACTTTATGAAAAAATATTGTATGATTCAACATCCGGTGAGAGGTAAAATACCTTTTCATCTTTTTCCATTTCAGGAAAAAACTTTAACTGAATTTGCTGGCAATCGTTTTAATATAGTATTAAAATCACGTCAAACTGGTATCTCAACCCTATCAGCTGGATACGCACTTTGGAGAATGTTATTCAATTCGGACTTTAACGTATTGGTTATTGCAACTAAACAAGATGTAGCAAAGAACTTAGTAACTAAAGTAAGAGTAATGCATGAATTACTTCCTTCTTGGTTAAAAGGTGGTTCTTTGGAAGATAATAAACTTTCACTTAAATTACAAAATGGTTCTCAAATTAAAGCTATTGCATCATCTCCTGATGCTGGACGTTCTGAAGCATTATCACTTCTAATATTTGATGAGGCCGCCTTCATTGGTGATATTGATGAAATTTGGACATCTGCACAATCAACACTTTCAACGGGTGGTAGCTGTATAGCCCTTTCTACTCCAAATGGAGTGGGTAACTGGTTTCACAAAACTTGGTTATCGGCTGAAGAAAGTACCAATCCATTTAATACAATCAGATTACATTGGACTGTACACCCAGAAAGAGGTGAGGAATGGAGAGCTGAACAAGAGAAATTATTAGGAGCAAAGAAAGCAGCACAAGAATGTGATTGTGACTTCGTATCTTCTGGTGATACTGTAATAGACCCAGAATTATTAATGTTCTATAAAGAATCATATTGTCAAGACCCATTAGAAAAGACTGGATTTGATGGTAACCTTTGGAGATGGGAATACCCAGCACCAGGTGGTTCTTATATGGTAATTGCCGATGTGGCTAGAGGAGATGGTTCGGATTATTCAGCAGCACATGTTATGGAAATCAATACTTGTACACAAGTAGCAGAATATAAAGGAAAGGTTGATACAAAAGACTTTGGAAATTTCTTAGTTGAATTATCTACACAATATAATGATGCATTGCTTGTAATAGAGAACGCAAACATTGGTTGGGCAGCTATTCAACAAGTAATAGATAGACAGTACAAAAACTTATTCTATATGAGTAAGGATTTAAAATATGTAGATGTTGAAAATCAAATGAGAAATAAATATCGGGCAGATGAAAGGCAAATGGTAGCTGGATTCTCTACAACTTCTAAGACTAGACCATTAATTGTATCTAAGTTGGATGAATACTTTAGAGAAAAATCAGTTACAGTTCGTTCTAATCGTTTGATAGATGAATTGTTTACATTTATATTTATGAATGGTAGAGCTGAAGCTATGAAGGGTTATAACGATGACTTGGTAATGGCGTTTTGTATTGGATTGTGGGTTAGGGATACTGCACTTCGTTTGAGACAAGAAGGTATCGACCTTACAAAAAGAGCAATAGGTGGTATTTCATCAAACATGCAACATGATGGGGTGTATGGTGGTAGTAGTATGGACGATAATCCTTGGAAAATGAAAATAGGTGATGAATATGAAGATTTATCTCAATGGTTATAAAATAGTAGTGTTTTGATAAAAAACAATATTTATGGTATATGCCAAAATAAAAAAAGGAACTTAAATGATTAAATTACAAAATATTCTAAAAGAAGATGAGTATGTAGACCAAGCCTATAAAGCTGGTGATACTCCAATCGATAATCCAATTGATGATTACGATGAATTGGATGTTGAGCAAGAAGATATGGATGATTTTATAGCATATCTTAAATCTTACTCAAACGAACTAACAGAAGCTAATTGCCCTTGTGTATTCGAAGCAGAATATCAGGGTAGAGAAGTGAAGTTGGGTAAACCAATGCAGGGTGATGTTAAGAAGTTTAAGGTATATGTAAAGAATCCTAAGACTGGTAAAATCATTAAAGTAAACTTCGGACAAAAAGGAATGAAAATTAGAAAATCAAATCCTGCTGCTAGAAAATCATTTAGAGCAAGAATGAATTGTGATAATCCTGGTCCAAGAACAAAGGCAAACTATTGGAGTTGCCGCAAATGGTAAAATAAATTATGGCAGAAGAACAACAAACAGACGATAGAAGTTTCTTTGGTAGACTTAAAAAATTATTTTCAACCAATGCAATTGTAACGGTTGATAAAGATGGTAAGAGAAAAGTTGTAGATACTGAAGACCGTCAATACAATACAAACTTTGTAAACCTTAGAGATAGGTACACTAAATTACAAAGGTCTTATTATGAAACTAGTCAAGGTGCGCAATCAATGGCATATCATCAAGTTCGTAGAGAACTTTTTAGAGATTATGATGCTATGGATAGTGACCCAATAATATCATCGGCATTAGATATATATGCGGATGAGAGTACAACTAAGAACGAATATGGTGATGTACTTCAAATTAAATCCACAAATGAGAACGTAAGAGAATTACTTCATAATTTATTCTATGATATAATGAACATAGAATTTAATTTATGGCCTTGGGTTAGAAACTTAGTAAAATATGGAGATGCTTTTTTAGCATTAGAAATTGCAGAAGGTAAAGGTATTATTAATTGTATGCCACACTCAATTTACAATGTTGAGAGATTGGAAGGTACTGACCCTAACAACCAAAACTACGTTAAGTATAAGGTAGAGTTGGACCGTTTTGGTAAAAAGGAGTATGAGCAATATGAAATGGCTCACTTCCGTATGTTATCAGATACAAACTTTCTACCTTATGGTAAATCAATGGTAGAGGGTGCACGAAGAATTTGGAAACAATTATCACTTATGGAAGATGCGATGTTAATCCATCGTATTATGAGAGCACCTGAAAAAAGAATATTCAAAATTGATATTGGTAATATTCCACCGGTGGAAGTTGATAACTATATGCAAAAAATTATTAACAAAATGAAGAAAACTCCATTTGTTAATAAAGAAACTGGTGATTACAACTTAAAATACAACATTCAAAACCTTACTGAAGATTTCTTCTTACCTGTGCGTGGTAGTGATAGTGGTACAAATATTGAAAACCTACAAGGTTTAGAATATGCGGCTATTGAAGATATTGAATATCTAAGAGGTAAATTATTTGCAGCATTAAGAGTACCAAAGGCTTACTTATCGTATGATGAGAACGTAAATGGTAAAGCAACTCTAGCAGCAGAAGATGTTCGTTTCGCAAGAACTATTGAAAGAATACAAAGAACAGTTGTTAGTGAATTAACTAAAATAGCAATTGTACACTTAGCATCTCAAGGTATCGAAGATTCTGAAATGACAAACTTTGAATTAACTCTTACTAACGCTTCTACAATCTATGAGCAAGAAAAGGTTAATTTATGGAGTGAGAAGGTAAGATTAGCATCTGATGCAAAAGCACTTAATATGTTATCATCCGATTGGTCATACCATAATATATTTGGATTATCACAGGATGAAGTTGATATTGAAAGAGCAAAAGTAATCTTAGACCTTAAGGATAGATTCAGACACACTTCAATTGAACAACAAGGACAAGACCCGGCAAATCCACCACAACAACAAAATGTGGAGGAGGAAATTGGTAAACTTAAAACCGAAATTGAATTAAATAGAGGAGTTGGAAGACCAAAAGAAGGAAACACTTATGGTAAAGATAAGCATCCGTATGGTAGAGACCCATTGGGAGATGCTGAAAATCATAAAGAGAGAAAGAGAGATGATAGACACTTAAATGCAAACGCAAAAAAGCTTGCAAGAGAATATATAAACGGAATTTCATCAAAAAAGAAGGTTTTAAACGAAAAATCTGATATGTTAGATGAAAAAAACCTATTAGATGACACTAAAATTTAATAAAGAAAAATTTGTTTATATTTATATGTGTTAGTTTATAGGGTAGATTAAATATAGGGTAATTAAATGAAAAAAATTAAACATTCCAAGTTTAAGAACACTGGAGTGTTATTTGAGCTTTTAGTAAGACAAATAACATTGGAAGTTCTTAATGGCGATAAGAAAGAAACCGCTAAAACAATCGTAAGAGAGTTCTTCGCTCCCAATACAGAGTTAAATAAAGAGTTACGTCTTTATGATATACTATTAAAGGAGAAGTATAGTTCCGAAACAAAAGCGGATAGA